ATCATGGACCCCAATAAGGAAGAGGCTGACACTCGAGCTGACTTCCTCAATCAGGTTGTCTCTGCCGCGGATGCCTGGCTTCAGCATGACGAGATCTACCGAGTCGTGGACGGTCACCGTGAGATCTCCCTTGATGAGCCTATCGTGCTGGGCTTCGACGGTTCTCGAGGCCGTGTCCGAGGAAAGGCTGACGCTACCGCACTCGTTGGGCTGAGCCTGGCCGATGGTCACTTCTTCCAGTTGGGGCTGTGGGAGGAAGGAGGAACCACAGGAAGCTCGAGGATTGACAGCAAGTGGACTGCGCCCGTCGCGGAGATTGACGCTCGCGTGGAGGAGGTCCACAACATCTATAATGTGGTCGGCTTCTTCGGTGATCCCTCGGGATGGGAGGTCAACATGGCTCAATGGGAGGCCAAGTATGGCTATAGGTACCAAGTGAAGGCTACGGCATCTAAGCCAATCATGATCTTCCCTCGAGGAAAGACCGCTTCTATCCATGAGCACGTAGTGCAGTTGAGGTCAGCCATCATCAACAGAGAGTGCACACTTGACGGCTCTGCTGGTATGATGCGGCATCTGGAGAATGCGCGCAGGCGAAATAAGAAGGGCGGCTACCTCCTCTATAAGGAGACTCCCCAGTCCACAAACAAGATCGATATGGCCTACGCCATGGTTATGGCTTGGATGGCCCGCGTTGCTGCTATTCGGTTGGGCCTCGAAGAATCGGACGGCATTCCCGTCTCACGAAAGGTTAAGGTTTACCAATGATCAGAGGACTCGAAGATCACGAGTACCGGGACTTCCTCGCGATGGACAAGCAGATCTCGGATCAGAAGCAGCGAAACATCGAGAGGTGGGCTTACTACTCCGCGGAGCAGGAGTTCAAGAACCTGGGTATCGCCATCGATCCTCAGTACGAGAACTTTGTCACCATCCTCGGCTGGTGTGGTAAGGCTATTAGGTCCCTGGCCAACCGAATCAAGTTTGAAGGCTATGTGCTTGCTGAGGAGTCCGAGCACTTCCGGGGGATGGATGATCTGTTTGAGCAGACTCGCTTCATGAGTCAGTTCTACCAGGGCCTCGAGAGCATGCTCGTCTACGGGTGCCACTTCTTTGCCTTCACTCGAGGAAATGAGGGCCGAGGTGAGCCTCCGGTGATTTCGTGGGGCTTCAGCGCGCTGAATGCGACGGGGCTCTGGGACTTGCGCGTCCCTGGTCGACTCCGGGCGGGCCTCACCATTAACGAGCGGGACAAGCAGGGTAACCCCCTGACCTACATCATGTACTACAAGGACGAGTACATTACCCTCAGCCGCAAGAAGTACTTGGGTGACTGGGAGGTTAAGCGCTCGATCAACGGTACTGGCCGAGTTACCCTTGTTCCCATGCTCTATCGTGCGACGACTGATAAGCCCTGGGGCCAGAGCCGAATTACCCGGGACATGATGGGAATTGTGGACGGGGGAACTCGTACTAATCTCCGTACAGAGGTTAACGGTGAGTTCTACTCCTACCCACAGATGGTTGCGCTGAACATCAAGCCCGATGACTTCGACCTCCAGTCTCGTATCGGTAAGGCTATGGTCATCGACTATGAGCGAGATAAGCAGGGCCGTCCTGTCAAGGATGCTCCCGCGGCTGCGATTCAGCAGCTGGTGACGGGCACCCAGCAGCCGAACATCGATCAGCTGAGGTCTGCGGCCATGAACTTCGCAGCTGCGGCTGACCTGTCCCCGGATAAGCTGGGCGTTATCCACGACAACCCCTCTTCGGCAGATGCGATCGACCGGGCAGACGCTGAGCTTAACCTCGCTGCAGAGATTACCACCTCTCGAGACCTTCACCCGCCGATGGTCGACGCCATCCGGCTGTTTGATATGGTCGAGGGCCAGCGGACCCGGTGGTCTGAGACGTTCGACCGGGTTCAGACTGACTTCCGTGATCCCGGGATGATCACTCGATACTCTCAGAAACTCGCTGCGGCGCAGTTGATCTCTGCCGGGGCACTTCCTCCCGGTGAGGCGATTACTTACGAGATTGCCGGCATGACGCCCGTCCAGACCCGCCGTCTCGTCGCAGCATACGACAAGCAGCGCATCAGGGATCAGCAGGAGCAGGCCCGAGCAGCCCGATCCCAGAACCAGGTCGCTTCTCCCTTCGTTGAGCGGGTCCTTGCCGATCGTGGTGAAGCCTGATGACTGATACCTTCCCATCTAACCCTTACGGCGAAGCGTATGCTGGTGGGAGGGCTTTCCGAGCCGGCACGTTCGGTGAGGCTTGGGAGGTCTTCACGGACTACGACAATAACGTCAGAGGCCTCGGCGCCCGGGCAGGACAGGAGATCTCGGACTACCTGGTCAAGAATCAGGATGATCCGCTTGATGAACTCAAGGGGAAGCTGAAGCTGTTTCTGCCTGATCGAATGGTCCCTTATGTGGACCTCGCTGACGAGACGGGGAGGGCCTTCTACGAGGAGTACCGTAGGGCTTCCTTGGGTGGCTCTACGATACCGTCCAAGAAGGCACCCTCGAAAATGACCATCATTGACCAGGACGGCAATATCGTGGCCCCTCGAGTCCCGGTCGGCCAGGCTGACCCCGAGGATATCTTCGGCTTCACCGTGGGAAAGGACAAGGTCGGTAAGGCTGTTGTTCCTGCTCGGTCATGGGAGTCAGCGGTGGGAGGTGCATTCAAGGGAGCCGAAGAGATAGCTGTTCGGGAAGGCAAGTGGGAGGCGCTGAATCGGATCTCCTCCAAGATCATCGGGTACTCTGACCGGAGGATCCAGAATGTCTACCGAGAGGTTACCGAGCAGGCAGCCCTAGGCGACCCCTACTCTGTTGGGTGGCAGCGAATTGCCTATGCCGGTTGCTGTGCTTTCTGCCGTATGCTGGCGGGTCGCGGAGCAGTCTACAAGACTAATGCCTCGGCCTCCTTTGTCGTCGGTCGTGGTGTGGTTAGGAAGGTCAGGGGAAGGCCCAAGCAGCGAGGGCGAAAGGCTCGAGCGTGGGAGCGTCCCGACCACCGACAGATCCGAGAGCTCTATACTACCTACCACGACAATTGCCAGTGCAAGGTAATCCCTCGGTTCACCTTCAACGGTGCGGAGATGCCATTGCCTCCCCTGCTCCAGTTCATGCAGGACAAGTATCAGGCTGAATACTATACTGCCCGTAAGACCCTCACTGATCCGAAGCCTCTGAGGACGAGGCGAAAGTTTAAGCTCGAGGATATCCCTCACTCCTGGGGTGACCTTGATAAGATTAGAGATAAGAACTGGGACCGATTCGTCCGCGAACTGGACCAGTATGCCTGGGGTGTGGGTAGGAAGCCTCACGTCTATGACCTGCTCGGCATTACCAGATGGCAGCGCAAGGAGAAGGCCATTCCTCGGGTGCGGAAGGGCAATCCCACCCCCAACGGTCGAGAGATCCTCCGGGTTATGAGGAAGAACAATATGTCCGCGAGGCAGCGTCGGTTCATGCCGACGAAGCCTCACGACTACATGGTTGATCAGATCGCCTCCGCCTGGCCGGGATCGCCCTACATTCGACCTCAGCCGATGAGGGTTGAGGACTTCGTGACTGACTATGTGGGTCAGGCATGGAGAGGACTGAAGACCGAAGGTGGCATCTTCGCCCGTCGGAAGGGCAATCAGTACGTGGGGAGAGTGGTTAATAAACATGCCACCCGGACCCAGCGGAAGATCAATCGCAAGATTGACCAGGTGGAGTGGCTCCCTACCTGGGGAAAGAGCGGTGCCAAGGTAGTTGTCTCTGAGGGCAGGCGCAAAACCACACGCGCTGTGCGTTATAATGCGAAGCAAGGCCTGAAGTACGCGACCGGCCAGCAACCCTCCTGGAACGTCGAAGGACTAGTCCGCAGGGAGCTTGATGAATCGGTCCGATACCACGTCGGTTTGACTCGAAGGAGACTAAACCGCGAGGTGGATACCGTCGTAGGTGAGATCAGATCCGTAACCAAGCAGGGTGCCCGAGAACTTACCGCGCCTGTGTATGCAGTGCTCGATGAGGGCGGGAAACTCTACGGAGGTTGGGGATCACTCTTTACTGACCCAATCAAGCGAGGTATCAAGAATCAGGAACGCCGCACTGTTCGTTGGGTCAACAGACCCTTTAAGAGGCGTGCAACCCGTCTCAAGCGAGCATATGCAAAGGATGGCTCTATGTCTAGGGCTGTCCGTGCCCGAACGGGCTACCGATCCAACGAGTAGCACCCTGCTGCTCTATCCGAAGGGAACACCATGCCGACGATCGATGAAGTTATCAGCAAGCTGAAGGAGTCTGACGAGGAAGCCGCTGGTGTGGTTTCTAAGCTCCTCGACGCTCACGACAACTTCAAGACCCAGTCCCGCCGTTGGGAAGATCAGGCGAAGGCTAACAAGGATGACGCTGAGGCTTACCGTAACGGTAAGTCTAATGCTGAGGATCTCCAGAAGCAGCTTGACGAGCAGATCGAGAAGGTGGGTCAGCTCGAGAAGCAGGTTCAGGAGAAGGATTCCCAGATCACTGAGTACCAGCAGAAGGAAGATCGCATCGAGCTGCTTTCTGAGGTTGCTGGTGAGAAGGGGATCCCGTCTCACCTGTACAGCTATCTCCAGGGTAACACCAAGGAGGAGCTCGAGGCTTCGGCCGAGAAGCTCAAGCGGGACTTCAAGTTCGGGGAGGTCGATGGGTTCGGAAACGACCAGAAGCTCCCGAGCAAGGGCACGATCGACGACGGCAAGGCTCTTTACGAAGACTACCAGAAGAATTGAGGATAGGCAATGGCTATCACCTCTGAGCGCTTCGAGGGGACGCAGAACCGTAACTGGCTCTCGTCCATTCACGGCATCAGCACCGCTCCAACTTTCCACTGCACCATCGTGGGCACCGTCGATCAGGATACCCTGATCCCCTCGGGTTCGCCGGTCGTCCTGCACGTGGACGGCACTGCGGAGGTTGTCGCACCGGGCGGCACCGTGCCGGCTTTCGCGGCTGGCGACCAGCTGGGGCTGACGGTTTCTGACCGACTGCCCGATCTGGTGGACGAGGAGTTCGTCCTCAACGCGGCTACGCTCATGCACGGTCGCATCCGGTACAGCTTCCTGGGTGACGAGGCGAAGGCTGCGATTGACGCCGCCACGGCTACGGGTGAGGGCGCTGTCGGCGCTTCTCACGAGTTCGTCATCCACCGTCAGTGACCGTTTCAGCTACTGCTGAAGAAAAGGAGTAAGCCGACATGGCACTCAACACCAAGTACCTCAAGCCGGCGGAACTGACGGGCTTCATTCGTCAGGCCGTCCTCAACGACCCGACCGAGGGCTCGCTCTCTCGATTCCTCCCGAACACCAAGGTGTTCAACGTCCACTGCAAGTTCCGGATCGGCGAGAACGGGCTCCTGCCGGAGGCCGAGGCTCGTGACTGGGACGCGGAGCCCGAGGGCGCCGGTGGCCAGGCCTACGAGACGCGGCTCTTCCCGCTCGTGCCCCACTCGCGCCGGATCCCGGTCCTCGAGTCCGAGACCATCATCGCTGCTTCTCAGGGCGATGCTCAGGCTCGTCAGCTGGTCCTCGATACCACGAACTACGCTGCGTCTTCGATCCGCGATGCGGCCGAGCGCTTCCGTGGTCGTGTGATCGAGACCGGCCGTGCGACCATCACCCAGGACAACTACGCGATGGATGATGACTTCGGGCGCGATCCGGAGCTGACCTTCGCTCTGCCGAAGCTGCTCTCGGATGACTCCTCCGAGCTGCTCTCGTACCTGATCGACGCTGCCGATCTGTACGAGGACAAGAACACCGGTCGTCGTGCGAGCACCATGCTCGCCTCGACCAAGGTGGTTCGTGCGTTCCTTGAGCACAAGGACTTCCAGGTCCAGATCGTCAACGGCGTTCAGCGTCGGACGACCCTGGCGGATGTTAACGCCGTGCTGAGCGACTACGATCTCCCGCAGATCGAGCGCTACAACCACAAGACCGCCTCCGGGCGCGTCCTGTCGGATAACAAGGTCTACTTCCTGCCGGATGCCGGCACGAAGGAGCTCGGTGAGACCGTTTGGGGTATCACCAAGGCCTCGTTCAAGCCTGAGTTCGGCATTCCCGCCGGCGAGCAGCCCGGTCCCGTCGCTGCGGTGTGGGACATGGACGGTACCGCTGGGGCGACCATCGTGGATGCGGACTCCGCATTCCTGCCGGCGCTCAAGAACGCCAACCTCTCTGCCGCGATTACGGTGCTGTGATGCCTACGCTCAACCAGAATGTGCTCATCAACGGCAAGGTGATCCCGAAGGGTAAGAGCATCTCGGCGGCCAACGCCAAGAAGCTCGAGCTCGGCGATCACCTGTTCGACGCTGAGGTCAAGGCTCCGGCCAAGGCCGACGAGTCGTCCAAGGATGACAGCAAGTCGCCCAAGGATGACAACGAGTCGTCTAGCGACCAGGAGTGATCATGGACTGGGCCACGGATACAGATCTCACAAAGTCCTGGCTTCTCCGAAAGCCGATTCCCGGTGACACGGAGAGCAGGACGGTGTTGCTGAAGCGGGCTCAGAACAGGATCACCCGGGCATACCGTGAGGCCGGCCTTACCGCTGATCAGGCGATTATGGCCGGCCTCACTGATGCAGATACCATTAAGGCTGTCCAGGTAGAACTGGTCTCTAACTCCCTCAAGAACCCTTACGGGGCCACTCAGCTATCTGAGAACACTGGCCCCTTCGGTGGGTCAATGACCTTTTCCGAGGGGTTCCGCGGAGGCCTTTCCCTTACGGAGGACATGATTGCCGATCTCGGCATTCCCCTCTTCCCCACTTCTCGAAAGACGAGAAGCGTACAGACCTAGGAGCCGACATGGTGATGATCGTGGTAGAGCAGTACACCAAGCGAGACATCGAGGATCTTCCTCGAGATGCGAATGGTGACTTCATCTACCCCGAAGAGGGATCGTATGAGCGAGATGTCATCGCCGTAGCCCCTCAGATGACCAGTGTTGACGATGAGCCTAACCGGCGAATGGTCCTCACTGGCATCGAGATCTACGACGAGGTGGACTCGCCTATCCGACCCGACGACTTCATCATCTATGACGGGTCAAGGTTCCAAGTTGACGGGGACAATATCCCACACCAGGACAATCCTCACGCCGTGGGGCTTGGCATGGAAGGTAAGTTGATCCCAGCGAAACTTGTAAGGGGGTAAGGATGGCTAGGAATCGGATCAAGCTGGAGCCCGTACCGGGCCAGATGGAGAAGATCCTCAAGAGCCAGGAGCTGGTCAATCACCTGGGAACTATCGCGGCTGATATCCGAGATCGATGCGGTCCCGGCTTTGAGTCCGAGGCTCAGCTCGGTCGCAGGAAAGCACTCGCGATGGTGTGGCCAGATACCTGGGAAGCCAAGCGGGCTAATGCCCGTAGTCAGATTCTGCTTCGAGCAGTGGGACGGAGGATCGGCTAATGGCCAACTTCGTCTTTCCCGCTACAGCGGGAGAGGTGGGGAAGATCCTGGAGCGTGAGACTGGCTACATGGCCTTTACCCAGGTTCCTCGTACTCTTCCCGACCGCTTCATCAAGGTTGCCCGCCTCGGCGGGGATTACCTCAACCCCTTCACCGAATCCGTCAATATCTTTGTCGAGGTTTGGAATAAGAACAAGGTGGAAGCTGAGCAGACCGCCCAGCAGTGTCGAGGACTTGTCTTCGGGCTGAAGGGCTACCAGCTGGCTGGACACAAGATTCACAACATCGAAGGGGACGGGGGTATTAGCGATGAGCCGGACCCGCCCACTGCTACGCCCCGCTTCACATTTGCAGCCACACTCGTGATCAAAGGAAAGAGAGCATGAAGATCACTGCATCGGTCGATAGTCGGCTCGGGGATCGTACCCTCGAGCGCGGCAAGACCTACGACGTCAAGGAGCAGGAGGCCAAGCACCTTCTGCGAGCTGGCCTCGCTCGAAAGTCCGACAAGGCCCCTGAGACCGTCAAGGCCGCCGGTGGGAACACCACGGTGACGGACGCGGGCACGACCGCCCGAAAGGATGGCAAGCGATGAGCACTCCTATGCCCACCTCCAACACTTTCATCAATGAGGACAACGCCCGCTGGTTCGGCGGCACGATGGACTCGGTCTGGTGTGGTAAGCATGGCGCTGTCATGCCTGCCGGCATCGAGGTCCCCTCCGAGCACGAGAACATCGGCTGGCTCGGCTCCGACGGCATCACCAAGTCGCACAATGACGAGGTTGCCGAGTGGACCGGTCACCAGGGCGGTCGTACCATTCGGAAGAAGGTCACTTCTTCTGAGGATACGTTCCAGTTCCTCGCTGCTGAGACCACGCTGCTCACCATGGGGCTGCTCAACAACATCACTGAGCATGTCACCAAGAGTGACTCCACCGGTTCCGGCGAGTACCACTCCATGCGGGTCACTGGTACCAAGAAGTCGAATGACCGACGCTCTTGGATCATCGACCTGTGGGACGGCGAGCCCGGTCAGGACAGCACCATCTGGTACCGCTACCTCATCCCCTCGGGTGAGATCGGTGAGCGACCGGATGAGACGTTCAACACCGAGTCCGGTACCGAGTACGAGATGACGGTCACCATCTATGGTGACTACTTCATCCTCACGAACGACCCGGCCATGGCCCCTGAGGCCGAGGACTCTGAGGGGGAATGATCGGCCGCTACGCGGAGAAGTACGAGGGATCTTACTGACCGCGTAGCGGTAGAAGGAGTGTCATGGTTCGAGTAACCTACCGTGACTGGCTCCGCTCCATTCACAGTGTCACCCGGGCTACGACTCAGAGCCTGAAGTATTCAGGGCCTAAGGGCCTTGTTCCTTCGGGTACTCCTGTTGTCGTCAGCCCGGGTGGCTCTGGTGTGGTAGCTACCGCCAGTACCGAGGTCGCAGAAGGTGACCAGATCGGTCTGATCGTCAGTGATCGGGTAGCTACGGGGAGTACCCTCAATGCGGCTGTGCTGTTTCATGGCACGGTTAACTTTGACAAGCTCCCTGCTGCCGCTCAGGCACTGATCGATATGCACCGACCTGCCAAGCTCACGGTTATCAGGAAGGGCATCATTAGTCCGTATACCGAACGGTATACCTCTACCTACTGAGGAGTAAGGTTATGGCCGATTGGTCAGTCAATCTTCCCGAGCCCGCCACCGAGGGCTCCGACACGCACATCCCTGACCACAACACCATCGTTGAGGCCATCGATGAGCTCCGCACGGCTCACGATGAAATCGAGCTGACCCCCGGTCCCGAGGGCCCCGAGGGCCCCAAGGGTGATCCCGGTGCGGATGGCGCGCAGGGCCCCAAGGGTGCTCCTGGTCCCCAGGGGCTCCAGGGCCCGGCTGGCGCTGACGGCGCTAAGGGCGATAAGGGCGATAAGGGCGATCCTGGCGCGGATGGGGCCGACGGTTTCCCGTCCGAGGCGCAGTGGAACGACCTGGTTGCCCGCGTCGAAGCGCTCGAAACGCCCGAGGCCTGACAGCGGGGAGTGAAAGACCGGGCGGGGAGTTTCAGTCGGTGGGCTCCCCGCCCTTTCACACCGACTCACCGACAAGTAAGGAAAGACCATGGAGCAGAACCCCGGATTCGAAGCCGGTAACCGAAGCGCTGACGACGACACCCAGCAGGCTCTCAGCATCGATGAAAACGGCGCGATGCGCGATGATGCGCACGATGCGCCTGAGGCGCTTACAGGCGTCTCCAGCGCTCCCTCAGGACGCACTGCGGCGATTCCCGACGGCGCGAAGCGCCCTCAGGATCACCGAAAGCCTGCCAAGCGACGAATCACCGTCAACGGTCTGGACCTGACCGTCGATCTGGTGCGTCTGCAGGACGACTGGGAGCTCATGGAGCTCATGGCTGAGATGGAGGGCTCCGGGGACGAGGAGAACCTTCCACTGGTCATCAAGCTGGTCAAGTCCGTGCTTGGCGATCAGTACACCATGGTCAAGAAGCACTGCACGGTTGATGGTCGAGTGTCCACTGAGAAGATGATGGAGATCATCCAGCACATCTTCGAGGAGGTCGGTGAGCTGGGGGAATAAACCTCCTTCTCACGTTCGTGGCTCACTTCCCAATCCAGCTTGACTTCCGCCTCAAAGCCCACTTCGGGTTTGGCGTGGGTCAGATGTGGAGCGGGGAGGTCACCATACTCGAAGCTGCATCTGCCCTAACGCTTGTGCCCGACGGTGATCCTCTATGGAAAACCCTAGGCGGGCCGAGGTCACTAAGTTCGGTTGACCTCATGAGAATTCAGCTGTCTTATCAGTTGGCTGGTCTCCAGTACCAGAATACTGACGGCAAGGGTAAGAAGCCCGAACCTGAGAAGCCGCCGCCCATCACCATTGTTGAACGCCGGAAACGGGCGGAACACCGGGATCGCATGAGGAGCAGGTCCAGGAAGCGACAGAGACTTTCTCAGGACCAGATCCTTGACTACTACCGAAAGCAAGCAGAGGTAGACAAAAATGGCAAGTAGCACACCCATTTACAAGGCCTACGTGGGGATCATTCCCACAGCTAAGGGATTTGGTAAGAATCTCGAGGGTGAGCTGTCTAATGCCAACCTGCAGGGAGCGGCCAATCGGGTAGGTGACTCGGCTGGCCGCTCCCTCGGGTCTCGTATTACGAGCGCCTTCAAGAGAACCCTCAAGATCGGCGCGGTCATTACCGCAGCCGTCGGTGCGGCGGCAATTGGCGGGGGTATCTCTCGCCAGCTGAATATTGAGGATGCTCAGAAGAAGCTCCAGGCCCTCGGTCACGATACCAAGAATATTGAGACCATCATGACCTCCGCCCTTGACTCGGTTAAGGGTACGGCTTATGGGCTGGACTCCGCGGCTACGCAGGCGGCCGGTGCGGTTGCAGCCGGAGTTAAGCCTGGCAAGGAACTGACCAGCTACCTTAAGCTGACTGCTGATGCGGCCACCATTGCTGGCGTCTCGATGGATGAGATGGGCTTTGTGATGAACAAGGTCCAGACCAGTCAGCAGGCTTACACTGAAGACCTCAACATGCTGGCTGATCGTGGTATCCCGATCTTCCAGTGGCTTCAGGAAGAGTATGGCGTTACCGCCGAAGAGCTCAAGAAGATGGTGTCGAATGGCGAAGTCGATGCCCAGACCTACTTCAAGGTCATCGAAGAGAACATTGGCGGGGCAGCTCTCAAGTCGGGTGAAACCACCCGCGGAGCATTCAAGAACATGCTCGCCGCATTGTCCCGTGTGGGTGTCTCTCTGACTGCCGGCTTCTTCCCCCTCATCCGTGAGGGGTTTGTGGGGATGACGGAGATCTTCGACGCCATCGGCCCAAAACTTGAAGAGATTTTCTCCCCTATGTGGGAGATCCTACAGCCTCTCTTCTCCTCCGCTATCAGTGAAATGTCGGGGGGCCTCTCCGATTGGATCACTAATCTTGAC